GAGCTGGCCGAAAAGCTGATGCAGGCGACGGCGTTGAAGTGTGACTACAAGGCAATGGTCTTGGGCCACCTTAACCACCTGCGTCAAATCAATGACCGGGCAGACCTCGGGGTGACGCAATGAACGCCGGCACCGTGACCCTGTCGACCTTCGACGGCTGCACTTACCGCATTGGCCGTGAGGAAGCGCCAGACCTGAAAGCGCGCGGCGTAATTCAGGTGACGGCTCAACCCGAAACCAGCTCTGCCGAGCTGCGCATCGAGCTGACCGGCGCCCGCAAGCACCAGCGCGTCGCCGTGGTTGTGCCGCTCCAGGCGAGCGACATCGCTGCCGTCATCCGCCAGATGCAGGCCGCCCACGACATGCTCGCCCACGGAGGTGGACATGCCGCGTAAGCCTGCCCAGCTCGAACAGAAAGGCGGGAAGTCACCCCGCCAACGCATCTGGGAAGCGATCCGCGCCAACCGCAAGTCGTTCACCCGGGAATCGTTGGCGGACTACTGCAACGGCATGGAAAGCATGATCTCGTGCTACATCGCTGCGCTGCTCAAGGCCGAATTCATCGAGGTTATCGCGGAGGAGAAGGTAAACGTGGGCGGCATCCAGCCGCGCCTGACTTACCGTCTCGTCCGGGATAACGGCGTTGAGGCCCCGCGCGTCAGCAAGGGCGGCGAGATCGTGTCCATGGGTACCGGCAACGAAGCGATGTGGCGAACCATGCATCGCATGTTTGAGCGGACGCCGTTCACCTTCAAGGAACTGGTCGCGTTCGCCAGCACGACGGCGCATCCGATCAAGGTCGAGACGGCCAAAGCGTACATCGCCGCGCTGTACCGCGCCGGGTATCTGAAGTTGGTGGAGAAAGAGAAGCGCGGTAAGACGCCCTCCGGCGCCAAGTACGTGCTGATCGCCTCCCGCTATACCGGCCCGCGTGCGCCGATGGTGCAACGCACGCGTACGGTGTACGACCCCAACGAGCACCGCGTGGTGCACGTCGACGTGGAGGCCATCACCAATGCGCTCTAACACGCCGGCGTACATGCTGACCGACTGGTTCCGAGGGCTGGTCCGCGAGGTCGATGCGTCCAGCCAGACGGCCGTCGCCAAAAAGATGGGCATCCCCCGCGTGTCGCTGACGATCTTGCTGCGCGGCCTGGGCGCGTACGGCACCGAGCGCTGCTCGACTGCCAGGTATGAGCGCCTCTACCGCCAGACGTTTGAGGCGATCACGTGCCCGTTCACCAACAAGCCGGTGGACATCGAGCACTGCCGCGAGAAAGCGCTGCAGGCCGCGCCGATGCACAACCCGCACAAGCTCAACCACTGGAAGGCATGCCAGCAATGTCAGTTCAAGCCGGCATCGCCCAAGGAACCCAACAAGCGGCGCGGCAAGGTCGAGATTCCCATCGCCGCGCTTGACACCAAGACCTTGCCGCTGCCCGTCGTGGGCGGCCCGCAGATCAATTTAACCGCTAAGGAGCCCTCGCTATGAAGCGCAATCAACGAGAAGTTCGCCAGATGCTGCACGGCAGCCTAGTCGTCACCAAAGGCCCGCAGTTCGACAACCTGGTCACTGCGGAGCTGCGCACCGGCCTGGCCCGTATTCGGGGCGAGATCGCAGACGCCGGCAAACGCCTCGGCGCGGAATGGAAGCTGATGCGCGAACGCATGGCGATCCAGCGCAAGCTGCGCCGCCAGACGAAGGAACTGGAGCGCGGCAACCGCGACGTGGACTGGCTGCGCGAAGAGTTAATGAAGGCTGAACGCAATCAGTCTGCCCTGGAACTGCTGTACCGCCAGAACGAAGAGAAGCTGCTCGCGCGCCTGGCCCAACTGGACGGGGGCCTGTGATGCGCAAGCGCTTAACGCTTCGTCAGTTCCTCCATACCCGCCTAGGGCTCCTGCTCTGGACGCTCGTGGTGGCTCTCCTGGCCTTTAACGCTGGCCAGCTTTCCAACCCGGTGCAAGGCCAGGCTTACAGCCGTCCACGCCCGACCGTCTGAAAGGGACCATCGTCATGACCGAAATCAAGACGAACAAGCAACGTGTCATCGAGCTGATCATGGCGCGACCTGGAATCCGCACGCCGGAGATCGCCGAAGAGCTGGACATCAGCAACCCGCAGAGCTGCATCATGGGTGAGTTGGATCGGGGCGAAATCCTGGCCGAGAAGATCCAGCCGGAACACGGCGGGCACACTGTCAACGCGTACCGGATCAACCCGGAAAACCCGCCCGATATGACGCTGAACCCGCGCCAACGCGTGGTTAAAGCAGCCGGCGCCCGCACAGCAGACGGTGCCGGCAGTTACAGCTTCGCCCTCTCTTCGAGCGGCGACCTGATGATCAATGATGGCCGCAAGGTCATCCACCTGACGCCTGCAGGAACCACGCAGTTGATCGCCTACCTGGACCGCATCAACGTCGACCAGGTCATGAAGGCTGCAGGGGTCGCCTGATGCCGTTGCCGACCTTTACCTGTCCGGTCTGCAGGAACCCGCTCTCGGTCGACGTGGTGTTCGCTCACGACGGCGTCCGTGACGCGATCCTCCAGCTGGTCAATGCCCATGCGGAGGGCGCCAAGCTGTTGCGCCCGCTGCTGGGCTACGTCGGGATGTTTGCGCCGGTCAAGACCGAAATGCGGTACGAGCGCGTGGCGTCGGTCCTGGCCGAGGTCGTTGCTTCGATCAAGGCTGGCACCGTGCGCGACTCGCACGGCGTCACGCATGCCGCACCGCTGGACTACTGGCGCCAGGCGTTCGAGGAAATGGCTGCACGCCGCGATGCCGGTTCGCTGAAGCTCCCGCTCAAGTCGCACGGCTACCTGCACACCGTTGTTGTCGGGCTGGCCAGCAAGGCGGCAGCGACAGCGGAGCTGAGAACCGAAGCGCAGCGCGCGGGGCACGCGGGCATGGGCACCCAAGCGGAGCGCATCCAGGCCGTCACGATCGACGCACCGAAACGCTCTGCCATGTCGGCGGAGGTCCGTCAAAACCTGCTGCGCGCCGCAGGGAGCCGGCGCGCAGAACCTAGCGGGGAAACACATGCTGACTAAAGAGCAGATCGAAGACATCGAGAAGCGCGCATTTCAGCAGGCGTGCGGGGAGCCGATCGCCTGGACGCGCGAACTGGAAGTGGTGGCGGCGGGTTACTGCAAGTACCTGGCCGACGCCGCCCACGAGCCCGGTCTGAACCCCCTGCAGGTTTGCCAGATGGTGGCAAGTGCTCTCGCGTTGGCGGTCTATGCACGGAATATCGGCTGGATCTCGCATAAGGCGTTCGACCAAGCCAGCGCGTACGCAGCCGAAGTGCGCCGCCGGTCTTTGAGCAAGTGGAAAGGGCAAGTTGTGGTGGTGTCCGGCAACGGCACGACAGCACATCACGCGCCGGCTTCCGCGACCAAGCATTAACTCGTTCACAGAAGGACCAATACATGTCCAGCACACAAAGCCCCACGAAGGGGGCATTCATGACCAACGCTCAGGGCCACCTTGTGCCCATGGAGCTGGTTAAGGAGATCGACCTCGCGCGGGACCAGCTCGTCCGCGAGTTGTTCGGTCTGGCCACGGCGCAGCAGGAAGTCCTGCGTCAGATCAAGCAGCGCGCGTTCCAGGACATCGAGGCATTTGTCACGTTGTCCGCCGAGCAGTACCAGGTGAAGCTTGGCGGCGTTAAGGGCAACGTGACCCTGCACAGCTTCGATGGCAAACACAAGGTGACGCTGACGCGTGCGGAGAACCTGAAGTTTGACGAACGCCTGCAGGCCGCCAAAGCGATCATCGATGAGCTGCTGACCGAGTGGGCAGAAGGATCTCGGCCGGAGATCAAGGCCATCATCCAGCGCGCGTTCGACACCGACAAGGAAGGCAACCTAAACACCGGGCGCGTGCTGTCGCTGCGCAGCCTGGACATCAAGGACGAGCGCTGGCAGCAAGCCATGGCTGCCATTGGCGACAGTGTTCAGGTCGTTGGCACGAAGAGCTACGTGCGCTTCTACGAGCGTGTGGAAGGGTCCGACGAGTATGTCGCTGTGCCGCTCGACATCGCCAAGGTCTGAGAGCCAGACATGACATCGCCAGACACTCCCACGATCGCGCTGCTGCTCGTTGAAGACGGCAAACCGATTGGCGTCCGATGGAAGGAAGGTATCCGACAGCTACCGGACGGCGACTACACCCTTGTCGCCGTCCCCAAGGTGCCAATGCCGGGCTGGCAGGACGCGATCCAGCGGGCGAAGGCAGACGCTCTGTTTGTCTACAAGGACTCGTGCAACCACACACACGGCGCCATCGAATACATGGCCGCCGTGCTGCAAACAACCCGCGTCGGGTCGGTTTAACCCGGCAACTCAACCCAGGAAATCAAACCATGAACAAGTCTGAACTGATCGCCCATATCGCCACTGAAACCGGCATGACCAAGCAGAGCTGCACGGAAGCGGTGGATGCCGTGTTGGACGGCATCAAGGCCGGCCTGGAGCAGGACGGCAACGTCACGCTGATCGGCTTCGGCACCTTCAGCGTGGGCGAGCGTGCGGCTCGCATGGGCCGCAATCCGCGCACCGGCGAGGAAGTCGAAATCGCAGCTGCGCGTGTGCCGAAGTTCAAGGCCGGGAGCGACCTGAAGGCTGCTGTGGCCTGACGTAAAGCGGAATGCGAAACGCCCGCGTTGGCGGGCGTCTGCCGAGCGTGGTGGCTTGGTACTGATGAGCAGCCGAGGAACCTGATGAGCCTTACCAACAAAGCCCTTACCGATCTTCTCAACCCTGCTGAAGACCCTTTCGCGCGATTGCTGCGTCGACAAAGCGAAGCATGGCGTCGCGGTGATCTTCTCCTGCGCCAACAAACTCGTCGTCGACGCCCTGGTGCAGCCATCCGGCGTAAAGCGATTCGGATTGGGCGAGAAACGCGGCCTTCACTGCGTCGGGATTAGGGTGTCCTTCGATCAACGCCGAGAAGATTGCGAGTTGCATCTGCTGACCGGCCTCTATGCATTTCAGACGTTGCAAAACATGGTTGCTGAACTCGTTAAACGTTGACATCCCAACCCCTGCAAATGTGGAAAGGCCCTGATCTTAACGGGTAGCAATCCTCCAAACGAATCTGCGAAACCGCCTCGTGCGGTCTGCCAGGCGTGGCGGCCTGGCACTGATGAGCAGCCAAACAAACGTATCCCCAGGGGGGAATCTATGAATGAAGCCATTGTGCTGGGCCTGAATCTGGCGATCGTGATCGCCATGCTGGTCGCCGGCGGCATCTACCAGGCGCGCTACTTCGAGCGCATCTATGAACAGGAGTGACGACGTGGCCCAACTGACCCGCGAAGAAGTCATCAAGATCGAGTACGAGCTGGCCGTGCCCTACGGAATGGTCCGCCTGATGTGCGACGGCTATCGGGTGGACATTCAGGTCTCGAAAGTGAAGCCACTCAAATACGAGTTGATGGTGTACGTCAACGGTGAGTGGAAGGGAAGCTGGGTCAAAGGCGACTGCGAAGAGGCAAAGCGCTTCATGCGTCCGATGCACCGCCCCAAGTACACGGCGAAATTCCGCACTGGAATGACGAAGGTCTACGGCGCGCGCAGGGTGCGCAAAGAAATCCCGGACCTGGACGATAAGGTCACCCACTATTTGCCCACCTGGTTGTCGGCCAAGCCGATGCTGCGGCACTTCGCCAAGACCTGCAGTGATATCCAACTGGTGTGCACCGGTTACCCGCTGCACGAAGCGAAGGCGGCCTGAGCATGGCATCGCGCGCCAACCTGGCCAAGATCCACATCGCCCGCAAGCAGCTGGGCATGGACGAGGATACCTATCGCGCCATGCTGCAGTCGGTGGGGGGTGTCCAGTCGTCCAAAGACTTGGACGATGCCGGCGTCGCTAAGGTGCTGGCCCACCTGCAGCGATCAGGCTTCAAGCCGACCAAGCAGGTGAGCCGTAAGCCGCGTATGGGCGGCGATCGCGCACGGCTGGTGAGCAAGATCGAGGCGTTGCTTGCTGATAGCGGCAAGCCGTGGGCCTACGCCGAGGCGATGGCCAAGCGCATGTTCAGCGTCGACAAACTGGAGTGGTGTGACCGTGACCAGCTCTGGCGCTTGACTGCCGCGCTCCAAATGAGCGCGAACCGCAAAGGGTGACCATGCAGCTCGATAGCGTCCTGGGCTTGCTGCCCCGCGTGATCCGCCAGGTGGTCGACGCCATAGGCGCCGGGGCAGCGCTGCAGCTTGTCGAGACGTTCGGCGGCTCCACGTATCGTGTGCCGCTGCGCAAAACGGTCGCCGGCGAGAAGCAGTTCCAGCTGGTGGCGGACGTCGTCGGCCAGGAAGCTGCGCAGCAGCTCGTTGACAAATTTGGCGGGCAGGAGCTGTACTTGGCCAACTGTGCCGATGCGCTGCGTGAGCTGCGCAACCGCGAGATCCGCACCGAGTTCGACCGTCTGACGCAAACCGAGCAACTGGCGGCCATGCGAGCTGTCGCGCTGATGGCACCGCGCTTTCGGAAGTCAGACAGACAGATATGGCGCATCCTCAAAGAGACCGACCGCGACGGTACGGTCACCACCACGCAAGCCAGGTTGTTTTGACCTGGTGCTGCTCGCTAAGCCCCGCCGCGTGCGGGGCTTTGTCTTTGGTGCCCCCTGACATGTGTCTCGCTACGAGACTGGGCACGCACGCGCGAGACTGCGCCCGTATCGTTGCGCCGACGTTCGGCGCTTACCGATTGGAGCGCAGAGCGTGCAACCCCGTGGAATCCGTAACAACAACCCCGGCAACATCCGCTGGGGCGACAGTTGGCAGGGCTTGATCCCGAACCAGCAACGCACTGACCCTGCGTTCTGCCAGTTTTCCGAACCGCGCTTTGGCATCCGCGCCATGGCCGTGGTCCTACTCAACTACCGAAGCAAGGCCGGTATGCCCGGCATCGGTGCCCCTGGCATCGACACGGTGCGCGAGGTGATTTCCCGCTGGGCACCGCCCAACGAGAACGACACCGAGGCGTACATCGCCAGCGTGGCCCAGGCTCTGGCCGTCCATCCCGACGCCCACATCGACCTGACGGACGGCGGCACGCTGCGCTGCATCGTGAGCGGAATCATCCGTCACGAAAACGGCATGCAGCCGTACAGCGCCCCCCTCATCGAGGAAGGCGTGAACCTGGCGCTTGCCACCCTCAAATGACGCGGCTGCTGCGCTACGTCCTGAAGCGCCTGGCCGAGCTGGTGACGGACGCCGGCACCGGGCGGCTGTCACACACCAAGCTGTGGCCCAACGTCGCCAATGCGGCGGCCACGGTCGTGTTCCTGCGCGAAGGATGGGACCACCGCCTGACACCCGAGATCTGGGGCGTGTACATGGCAGCCGTGGGCAGTTACACGGTGCTGATGCGCTACGTCAACAGCAAAGGAAAGCCCGATGCCCAATCGTCTACTTAACGCTCCCTTGATCCTGCTGATCGCTTTGGTCATCGCCATGATGGGCGGTGGCGCCGGCTATCACTTGGGGTTCAAGGAAGCCACCAAAAACGGCGACCTGGCCATGTCCACGTACAAGACGGGATTGGCCACCGCCACCGCTGCAGGGCTGAACAAGGCCATGCAGAACTTTGGCCAGCGCGTCGCCCTGGGCAACCAGCTGACCAGCCAACTGGTGGACCAGGAGCGCGTGAACGCGCAGACGGCCGCCGACCTTCATGCACAGGTGCCCCATGTCACGACTGTCTACCGTCCTGCGCCGGCTGCCCAGCCGGTGCCTGTTCCTGCTTGCGTGTTCACTCGCGGCTGGCTGCGCAGCTACAACGCAGCCATCGGTGCTGGAGTGTCCGGCACCGCCCAAGGCGCCGGCGTATCTGCTCAAACGACCGACGCCGCCGGTGCCGCTCCAGGAGACGACGACCTCGCCCCCGTGGCCATCACTCAAACCGGCGTCCTGAATCATCACATCGACTACGCGGCAAGAGCGAAAGACCTGGAGGCGCAGCTCAACAAGCTGATCGACTACGAGGAAGGGCTGGATGTTAAGCAATAAGGCCCTGGACGAAGCCAGCCGCCTGGAGCAGCTGGAACGGGACGCGACCGTGGAGGCAGTACGGTCGCGCATCCCCAAGGGCAATTCCGCCCCAATTTGCACCAACCCCCTTTGCGGCCGGGAGATTCCCGAGGCCCGCCGCCTGGCAGTACCGGGTTGCCGGTATTGCATCGACTGCCAGGCACGCCTGGACAAACACACCCGGAGAATCTGATGGACGACAAAGACCTGGTCCAAGCGCTCGGCCGCATGGAAGGCAAGTTGGACGTAATGCTGCTGAATCAGAAGCGGCAGGATGAAAAGCTGACGGAGATGGATGGACGCCTGCGCACCGTCGAGGTTAAGGCCGCTCAGACGGGGGCTATCGCAGGTGCTGTTACGTCCGTGCTGGCCTCGGTAGGCATCGAGTTCGCCAAGCGCAAGTTGGGCCTGTAATGGCGTACGACCAGGCAGTCCGCGACAAGGTCCGCAGCGCGTTCGTCTTCCAGCGCCTGTCGTTGGAGCTGGCGGCGGTTTCCGCCGGCGTGCCGATCAGTACGGCCCGCCGCTGGAAGTCCGACGCCAAGTCCAACGGCGACGATTGGGACAAGGCGCAGGCCGCGCAGCTCATGGCAGGCGGCACCATCGAGGACATCGCACGCCAGATGCTGGCCGGCCTGGTGCTGCAGTACCAGGCATCGATGGAGGCCCTGCAGACCGACAAGGAGCTGAAGCCGGCCGACAAGGTCCAGCTCCTGGCCAGCCTGGCCGATGCGTACAACAAGACCATCGCCGCGTCCAAACGCATCCTGCCCGAGACGTCCGAGCTGGCCACGGCCATGGACGTGCTGCAGCGTCTGGCCGCGTATGTGAAGGAACACCACGCAGACCTGGTCGGCGCGTTCGCAGAAATGTTGGACGGCTTCGGCCGCGAGCTGGCACGCGAATATGGCTGACATCAAGGTTACGGAGAAGGAGTTCCTGGCGGAACTCCAGGCGCTCGGTGCGGAGCTGCGGCGCGACATCGAGGCGTATCAAAGCGGCCTGGACCCAAGTCCGGCCGCTGTCGCTGAGCGCCGCCGTCGCGTGCTGGTCGACGGCGATTTTCAGTTTTTCGCCTACACCTACTTCCCACATCACATCCGGGGCGAGCCTTCGCGTTTCCAGGCGCAGTTCTGCGGGCGCCTTCCGCAACTGCTTCGCCAGCGCGGAGGTGTTAAGGAATGGTGGATTGCACCTCGCGGCGAGGCCAAGTCTTCTTTGTTGACCAAGATTGGACCGGTCTGGTGCGCGGTGCAGGGTCTGCTGCAGCGGCCGGAGATCCGCAAAGAGGTAGGCTGGACTGGTGAGCTGCCGCCGTTCATTGACTACATCATCTTGCTGGGCGCGGAAACGAAGCTGCCGACCAAGCTGCTGGAAGTGATCAAGACCGAGCTGACGGTGAATGCGGCGCTCGGTCTCGACTTCCCTGAAGCGTGCGGCAAGGGGCCGACATGGAAGGTCGGCGACGTGGTGACCAGGACCGGCGTAAAGGTCGAACCCTTCGGCGCCGAGCAGGCCATCCGGGGTACGTTCCACGGCGCGAGCCGCCCCAAGCTCCTGCTGGGCGATGACCTGATCACCGATGCCGAGGCCAAGAGCCCGACCGAGCGCGACAACCGTTGGACCTGGTTGACCAAGGCGATCGATTACCTCGGCCCGCCGGACGGCACCGTTAAATACGCGGGCGTGGGCACCATCCTGGATAAGGACGATCCGATCTCGCGCGCCAAACGCACGATCGGCCACGTCGTTCACCACTTCCGCGCCATCGAGCAGATGCCGACGCACATGGACATGTGGCAGGAATGCGAGCGGCTGATGCGCAATGAAGACAAGCCGTTCCAGGAAGCCGCGACCCAGGCCGGCCGGGTGGTGAGCGATGCCGACCTGCCGTCGCACCAGTTCTACCTGGCCAACAAGGCCGCCATGGACGAAGGGGCCATCGTGTCCTGGCCGGCAGTGCGATCGCTGTTCTGGTTGATGCGTCAGCGCGCCACCGCGCCGCGCGCGTTCGCCACGGAAATGCAGGGCGATCCGCGCTCAGAAGACGACAAGGTATTCGGCAAGATCACGTTCTGGGTGCAGCGGCTGTCGCACTGGATCATGTACGGCGCTTGTGACCCGTCCATGGGCAAAGGCGAAACGTCCGACCCCTCTGCGATCTTGGTCGGCGGCCTGGACCCTTGGAACATGAAGCTGCATGTGATCGCCGCGATCATCAAACGCCGCGTACCGTCCAAGTTGGAGGCGGATCTGATCGAGGCGCAGAGCGAGTACAAATGCCGCGCCTGGGCATTCGAGAACAACAACGCCTATGAGCACATGCGGCAGACCTTCATGGTCAATGCAGCGCGCAAGGGCGTTCCGCTGCCGCTAGTCGGCATCACCGCAACGGTGCCCCCGGAAGTGCGTATCGATTCGCTGGAGCCGTACGTCACGGACGCGATCGAACCCAAGATCGAACTGCACGCCACACAAACGGCGCTGCTGTCGGAGCTGGACAGCTGGCCCGAGCCGCAGTCGGGACACCACTACGACGGACTGACCGCATTGCATCTGCTTTGGCATATCGCCATGACGCGCGGCAACGGTCATTTCGCGTTCACCGCCGCCAGCCGCCACCACGCAATGGCCGAAGGCGGCGAAGACGACAACATCCTTAACGGCCCCATGAGCGGGCATTGGTAAGACCATGGCTACGATTCTCGACCAGTACGGCAAGCCGATCGAGCAGCGCATCCTGTATGAGCCGCAGACGGCACAGATGATGAACCTGCAGCGCGAGTACGCAGCGCACCCCGCGCGTGGCCTCACGCCCATGAAGCTCGCCCGCATTCTGGAGGAAGCGGAGCGCGGCTACCTGCAGGCGCAGACCGATCTGTTCCTGGACATGGAGGAGCGCGACGGCCACATCCTGGCCGAGATGAACAAGCGCAAGCGTGCCCTCCTGGCCAGGGACTGGTCCATCGAGCCGCCGGACAATGCCAATGCACAGGAGAAGTCCAACGCCGCTTTCCTGAAGGAGCTGGTGGCGAACGCCCCCGACTTGAAGGGCGTTTTCCTGGATGCCTTGGACGCGCTTGGGCATGGCTTCTCCAACCTGGAAATCGAGTGGCAGCTGGTCGGCAAGACGTGGTTGCCAAAGACGATCACGCACCGCCCGCAGTCGTGGTTCCAGGTATCGAAGTTCAACCAGAACGTGATCCATCTGCGCGACTACTCGCCGGATGGCGCGGAGCTGCAGCCCTTCGGCTGGGTGCGCCATGTGCATAAGGCCAAGTCGGGCTACATCGCGCGGGCGGGCCTACACCGCGCGCTGGCGTGGCCGTACCTGTTCAAGAACTATGCGGTGCGCGACCTAGCGGAGCTGCTGGAGATCTACGGCATCCCGCTGCGCCTGGGCAAATACCCCAGCGGCGCCGGTGAAGAGGAAAAGCGTGCGCTGCTGCGCGCTGTGACCCAGCTGGGCCACTCTGCCGCCGGCATCATCCCGGAGTCCATGGCCATTGAGTTCCACGAGGTGGCGCAAGGCTCCGAGATCCCGTTCCAGACGATGTACGACCTGATGGAGCGGACGCAGTCCAAGGTGATCCTGGGCGGAACGCTTACCAGCCAGGCGGACGGCAAATCATCGACCAATGCGTTGGGCAACGTGCACAACGAGGTGCGCCACGAGCTGACCGAGTCGGATGGCGAGCAGCTCGGCCCGACGATCAGCCGTGATCTGTTCTATCCGATGCTGGTGCTCAATGGCCGCACCGTGGACAGCATGAGCCGCGTGCCGAAATGCGTGATTGACGTCCGCGAGCCCGAGGATGTGGTGGCCCTGGCCGATTCGGTCGAAAAACTGGTCGGCGTCAACATGCCGGTACCGGTGTCGTGGGCACAGCGCAAGTTCAACATTCCGGCCCCGCAGGGCGATGAACCGTTGCTGAAGGCAACGCAACCGCCAGCGCCAACGCCGGCGGCACCGTTGCCCCCAGGGCAGGCGGCCAACCGCGGTCGCTTGCAGGCGGCGCTGGCGATCCTGCGCGGCATCGATAGCCCGCAGCCTTTTCAAGACCAGGTGCAGATGGATCGAGCGATCGACCAGCTGGGAACTGACGGTACGCTGCAGCGCCAGGCGGCCGACCTGCTCAGCCAGGTGGTGGCTCGCCTGCAGGCGGCAGAGTCGGCCGACGCAGCGTTGGGTGTCCTGGCGGAGCTGTTCCCGGACATGAACGACAACCAGCTGCAGGAGGCCCTGGCCAACATGCTGTTTGCCGCTGACCTGGTCGGGCGCCTGACGGCCGACGATGGCGGTCAGGTTTAACGCATGGCCGCACTGACTGATGTCGACATCCGCGCCGTCTTCCGGATGAAGCCGGAAGACGCCGTCGCCTTCGTTAAACAAAAGGGCTTTCAGCTCAACTGGAACTGGTACGAATCGCTGGACGCGGCGCACGCCCAGGCGTTCACGGTGGCCAAGGTCGCCCGGCTTGATGTCCTGCAGGACATCCGCGACGCGGTGGAGGCGAGCCTGGAGAAAGGCTGGAGCATTGGCGAGTTCAAGCGCAACCTGACGCCGATCCTGCAGCGCAAAGGATGGTGGGGCAAGCAGGTCATCGTGGACGGCCAGGGCGATGCCGAGGTGGCGCAGCTCGGCAGCCCGCGCCGCCTGGAGACGATCTACCGCACGAACGTCCAGAGCGCTCTGATGGCCGCGCGCTACAAGCAGATGCTGGCCAATGCGCGCTTCCAGCCGTACTGGATGTATGTGGCGGTCATGGATGGCCGCACGCGCCCGTCGCATGCAGCGTTAAACGGTCGGGTGTTCCGCTACGACGACCCCATCTGGCAATACCTGTATCCGCCCAACGGCTACAACTGCCGCTGCCGCGTGATGGCGCTCTCTGAGCGCGACATGAAAGCCAAGGGTCTGGTGCTGTCGTCGAGCGACGGCCTGCTGGTCACGCGCGAGCTGGACGCCGGCGTCGATCCCCGGACGGGCGAAGTGTACAAGACCGAGCAGACCGGCATCCGCCTCGTACACGACGGCAAACCGATCGTGTTCTACCCCGATGCGGGCTTTAACTTCAATCACGGCGCGGCCGGCCTGGAGCAGGCCAGCCTGGTATTGGCGCGCAAGGTGGAGTTTGCCGACCCCGAGCTGGGCGCGCAGGCGATGCAGTCGGCGTTGCATCTGGTCTTGCCTCAGATCGCGGCGGAATACCGCACTTGGGCTGCCCAGGTCATTGAGGGGGGGCGAGCAGCGAACAATTACCGAGTGGTGGGCGCGCTGCAGCCGGACGTGCTGGCGGCACTAAAACGCATGGACATTCAGCCGGAATCGGCGGCGCTGACCGTGCGGGATGCGGAGCTGCTGCACCTGGCACGCGACACCAAGGCGGCACGAGGCGCCGCGCTGCCGATGGATGACATCCTTGCGTTGCCTTTCCGTCTGGCCACGCCCCAGGCCATCCTGTGGGATCTGGAAGATCCGGCGCTGGTGTATGTGTTCCAGAGCGACGGTCAGGAGAAGACGGGCAAGGTCATCGTGCGCGTTGACTTCGCGCAGCAGACGCGCGACGACAGCGGGCGGCAAAAGGGAGCGCGCAACGCGGTGCGTACGGCGGGGCTGGTGGATGCGGGAGACCTGGCCAACGATAAGCGCTACTCGGTGCTGGCAGGAAAGGTAGGAGAGTGACCGCCGTGGAGGGGCGCCATTCCGGAGCTAGGCCACTTGGCTTATCCGGTGTCCCTCATGTAGCGGCCAGGTCGAAACCTGGCCCCAGCGAACAGCCCGGCGACTTTCTGTCGTCACGGCGGTCAGAACCCCAACTATAGCAAAGGTGCAGCAATGAGCCAGATCATCGACCTGGAAGTGAACGACGCGGCGCTCAAAGCGTGGTTTGCACGCTACCTGGACCACGTCACCAACGCACAGCCAGCGATGCATGGAATCGCTGAGATCCTGCACAAGCACACCACCGAGGCGTTCCGAGCGCAAGGCATCCCGCCGTGGGTGGACCTGGCGGAATCGACCAAGGAGCGGCGCACGGCAACGGGTTCATGGCCAGGGATGATCCTGCATGTCACAGGCACGCTGGCCAGCTCGTACACGCCGTCGTCGGGCCAGGACTATGCTTTGCTGTCCAGCTTCCTGCCGTACGCTGCCATTCAGAACTTCGGAGGCAAGGCGGGGCGCGGTTTGAAGGCGACAATTCCGGCTCGCCGACAGATCCCCGTCGACGACAACCAGCAATTGATCCCGGCTGCGCGCGACGATATCCTGGCCTTGCTGGCGGACTATCTCGACAACCCCTGATATTGGCCACTATGCCGCGCGGTATCGCGGTTTTGCCCGCAAAGGCATTTAAACGGCCGCGTATCGAAAAAGACACCTGTCTGGCTACCCATGTAGCTGCCGCAGCAAGATACCCCCGTTAAACATAGGTTAAATCGCCTGCCAGAGATATCCGCGCAGGCTACCCACACCGCGCGGGCGCGAGTGGGCGAATGGGGTGTCCCTGACATTCGTCCAGCTACGACGCGCCGACCCCGATCGGCACGATGGCGACATGAACACCGCCATCGGCCTCGCCGTCCTCTCCGCTCATGCCCCACTGACCGACACCAGCGTCGGCCTGGCGGTCATGTCGTTCCCTGTCGAGCTGAGCGACGCCAACGCGGCGGCGACGGCCCCGGTGCAGCTGCTGCCGGCTGGCGCTTTCCGCGCCCGTGACGGGCGGCCGACCGAATGTCCGGCGTGGATCTGCACGGCTGATATCGCCCAGCGCCTGATCGCACAGGCCGATGCGGACAACCGCCGCATCGTCATCGACTACGAGCACCAGACGCTGAACGCCGAGAAAAACGGCCTACCGGCGCCGGCGGCCGCGTTCTTCAAACAGATGGAGTGGCGCGAAGGCTCGGGCCTCTTCGCCACCGACGTCGACTGGACGGCGCGAGCGCGCCAGATGATCCAGGACGGCGAGTACCGCTACCTGTCCCCGGTCTTCACCTACGACAAGACCACCGGCGAGGTGCTGCAGATCCTGCACGCCGCGCTGACCAACTTCCCCGCCCTGGACAACCTATCCGAAGTCGCGCTGCGGGCGGCGGCGCATTTCCAACTGGAGAACGCAATGCCCGAATGGCTCAAGAAGCTACTGATGTCGCTTGGCATCAACCCCGACAACGAACAAGCCACCACGGCCGCGCTCACGGCGCTCAAGGCCGCTGCTGACTCGGTCCCCGCCAAGGACACCGAGATCGCAGCTCTCAAGACGAAGGCCGATGCCCTGCCTGTCAAGGAAGCCGAGATCGCTGCGCTGCGTGCCAACGCGGGCAACCCGGACCCGGCCAAGTTCGTGCCGATCGAGACGATGACGGCGCTGCAGACACAAATCGCAGCGCTGTCCTCGCAGATGCTCAACCGCGAAGTGGACGAAATCGTCGCCGATGCCATGAAGGAAGGAAAGATTCTGCCGGCGCAGGAAGCCTGGGCGAAGGAACTGGGCAACAAGGACATCGCGTCGCTGCGCACGTTCGTGGCCAACGCTCCCGCGATCGCAGCGCTCAAGGGCACTCAGACCGGCGGCAAGAACGACGCCGCGCAACACCAGCCGGGCGAACTGACCGAATCCCAGCTGGCCGTCTGCAAAACGATGGGCATCAAGCCGGAGGACTTCAAGAAGAGCCTCCAAGCCGACCAGGCGTAACACCTGGCAGCGCGCATCACCGCCGTACCCAGACCTTCCCAATCCGCTTCTAGGAGTCACACATGACTGCTGCCACCGCTGATCGCAACACACCGCGAAAACTCGGCAACGATTTTGGTTACCCCGCCAAGGGCGGCGCGCTCGTGCATATGGGCACGCTCGTCGTCATGGCCGCTGGCCTGGCACAGCCGGGCTTCACCGGCACCGGTCTCTTCTGCGCCGGCGTCGCCAAGGAGACCGTGGACAACACCGCCGGCGCCGATGGTGCTGTCACGGTCCCGGTGATCCGTGGCGAGCTGTTCCGCTTCAGCAACTCCGCCGCAGCTGACGCAATCACGCTGGCAGACGTGGGCCACGACGCCTACATCGTCGACGACTCGACGGTAGCCAAGACGGATGGCGGCGGCGCGCGCTCGATCGCCGGAAAGATCCGCGACGTCGACGCCTATGGCGTCTGGATCTACGTGTAACGGCGACACACCCGCTACTCCCTACACCCTTCAGGAGAGAACCAAATGCTTGTTAACCGCGACAACCTGCTCGCAATGTTCCAGTCCTACAAGCTGATTTTTCAGCAGGCGTTCGATGGTTCGCCAGCGGACTGGCAGCAGATCGCCATGACGGTCGATTCCACCACGTCTCAGGAGGTATATCCGTGGCTGGGTCAGACCACGGGCTTCCGCGAGTGGATCGGCGACCGCGTGCTGCAGAACCTCGTCTCGCACGACTTCACCATCAAGAACAAGAGCTGGGAAAACACCGTTTCGGTGCCGAAGGAGTCGATTGAAGACGACTCTTACGGCATCTACAAGCCGTTTATCAGCCAGCTCGGCCTGGATGCTCAGCAGCACCCGGACATGCTGGTGTGGGGCCTGCTCAAGAGCGGCTTCAACTCGCGCTGCTACGACGGTCAGTACTTCTTCGACGTCGACCACCCGGTCAGCGACGGCAACACCACCAGCTCGGTATCGAACTTCCAGGGCGGCAACGGCACGCCGTGGTTCCTGCTCGATACCACGCGTGCGGTGAAACCGATCATCTACCAGCGACGCAAGCCGTACAACTTCGTCGGCCTGCAGAGTGAAGACGATCCCAATGTGTTCTTCCGCAAGGAATTCGTCTACGGCGTCGACGGCCGCTCCAACGTGGGCTTTGGCCTGTGGCAACTGGCCTTTGCCAGCCGCCAGCCGCTGACGGCCGACAACTTCAACGACGTCTACTCGCAGATGCAGAGCCTCAAGGGCGACAACGGCCGGCCGCTGGGTATCCGTCCGAAGCTGCTCGTGGTGCCGCCAAGCATGCGCGCTCAAGCATTGGAAGTCGTCAAGGCCGAGCGCAACGCCATGGGCGCCACCAACATCAACCGCGATGTGGTGGACGTGCTCACGACGCCCTGGCTGGCTTAACCGATACACCCCCCGTGGAGAACGGCCGCGCGACGGCGTAAGCGCGGAGGCAGCGCGGCCCGGAGCCCCCGCCCTTGATGGGCTCCGGTGCAGACAAACCGAATATTCAGGAGGGCCTGATGGCCAAGAAAGTGAAGGTGTTGCGAGTCATCGCCAAGCGTGACGGCTTTCGTCGTGCCGGCATGGAATTCGGCTCCGTTCCGAAAAACCTGCCGTTGGATACGCTTTCTGAAGACACACAGAAGGCTCTGCGCGACGACCCCTCGCTGGTCACGTACGAAGTGATCATGGTGATGGACGAGCACGGCGACCTGACCGACGTCCCGCTGCAGGACATCGAGGCGCTGGAAGCGCGCGAGAAGGCGCTGGACGAACGCGAGGCCGACCTGGTTAAGCGTGAGGCCGCGCTGGCGGCCAAGACCAAGGCCACCAAGTAAGGGCCGGGCAGCGCCATGAGCTACTGCACCCAGGCAGACCTGGTTAAAGCATTCGGCGAGCTGGAGCTGGTCCAGCTCACCGACCGCGCCGATCCGCCCACTGGCCAGATCGATGCGGAACGTGTGGCCGAAGCCATTGCCGACGCGACCGCCGAGATCAACGTCTACCTGGAAGGCCGGTACACGTTGCCGCTGCCGTCCGTCCCGAGCGTACTGCGCCGCATCGCCATCGATCTGTCGCGGTACTTCCTCTACACCGACATCCGCGACGACCACCCGGCCGCGATCCGTTACGGCTACCAGGTAAAGCTGCTGGTGCGCATCGGTGACGGCAAGGTGTCGCTTGGTCTGGACGATGCCGGCGCAGTGCAGAAGCCGGCCGACACCATCCAGGTGTCGGAGGGCCGAACCGACTGGAGCGGGCCATGGTGATCGACCCGAAGGAAGACTACTTCGCAGTCGAGCCGCTGCTGGTTGCCAGAGTCAAGCAACTGCTGCCCGAGCTGCGCGACGTCGTAACTGCTGAGTCTTTTTCTGCCGCAACTGACTGGCGCAAGGCTGCGCCCGTCGCCCACGTGGTCTATGTGGGCGACGAACTGCCGCAAGGCGCGGCGGCCCAGGGCAGTGGTGGCGTGCAGGTGACGGTACAGCAGTGGATGGTTGTCCTGGCCATCAAGCACGCCGGCACGGTGCAAAGCGGTGAAGGTGCGCGCCGCGTCGCGGGTCCGTTGATTGCCCGCCTTCTGAAGGGCCTGGTGGGGTGGGCGCCGGCACCTGTGCTGACCCCGCTGCGCCGCGCGCCTGCTCCGAAGGCCGGCTATTTGGACGGGATCGGCTTCTACCCATTCACGTTCCGCACCTCTCACCTACTGCTGGGGAAAACATGACCGCAGAACAGCAAACGGTCGACGTGACGCTCGACCAAGAACACAAACACGCCGGCATCACGCACGCCAAGGGCGCAACGATCCCGGTGCCTGAGCACGACGCCGCCTGGCTGGAAGCCAACGGCATCGGCAAGCCGGCAAAGGCCCAAGCGCCGGCGCGCGAACCCGATTCTTCCGAAGTCGCCAACCTCGGACGCAAGCGTTAAGCGACGCCTGCTCCGCGATTCTTTAACCACCAGGAGTTTGCAATGAGTGATTACTTTTACGGCCAGGGCAAGGTGTACGCCGGCGTCCGGGTCGGCAACGTGATCAAGGCGTTCCGCTGGCTGCTCGATGTCAGCGAGCTGAAGGCGTCCTTGACCACCGAGACCAAGGAATTCAAGGAAAGCTACAGCGGTCAGCGCGCCACGGCCAAGAAGATCGTGACGGGCAAGTCGCTGTCGTTGACCTGGACGATGATGGAGCGCTCCAAGGAAAACGTGGCGCTGGCCCTGTATGGCACCACCACGTCAGTGGCGCAGGGCAGCGTGACGGGCGAGGCGTTGCCGGCTGGCTTGGTTGCTGGCGATCGCGTGCCGCTGCTGTATCCGGGCGTCTCGCAAGTGGCCATCACCGACTCGGCAGCGTCGCCGGCGACGGTTGACCCGTCCAAATATGTGGTCGACGCGGTCTATGGCGCCATCACGTTCAACGACGTCAGCAGCGCCACGCAGCCGTTCAAGGTCGCCTACACCCACGGCGCTGCCGAATCTGTGTCGGTCTTCACGACCCCGCAGCCGGAAATTTTCCTGCGGTACGAGGGCATCAACATCGCCGAGGGCGGCGCACCGGCGATCGCGGAGTTCTACCGCGTGGCCACCGAGCCGCTGAAGGAGCTGTCGCTGATCAGCACCGACGTGAGCGGCATGCAACTCACCGGCGAAGCACTGATCGATAGCTCGCGTCCGGCAAGTATGGAGTTCGGTCAGTTCGGCCGCCTCATCCGCCCGACCGCGTAACCACCGCCCACGGACGTCAATCGTATGAGCCTGACCAAGACGATCCCCGTGGGCACGCTGACCGTCACGGCGCGCGAACTCTCGGTGACCGAGATCCGCGCCTGGTACGCAAAGCTGACCCAGCCGTCCGAATCTGCGGATGTTGTCGATGTACTGCTGTTCCGCGACCTATCGGTGTCGGAGATCTGCGAAATGTCGGATCTGACGCCCGAAGCGCTGGCCAGCCTGGCGCCCAGCGATATCGACCAGGTGATCACTGCGATCAAAGAGGTGAACCCGCGTTTTTTCGAGATGCGGGCACGGCTGGAAGTACTCGGCCAGCAGGTCCAGCAGCAAAGCAGCACGCCGCCGGCCAGTTTGAGCGAGACGTCTGTGCCCTGATCCGGCTGGGTCACCCCAACGCCTGGAGTTATCCCTGGGGCGTGTATGTCGCGGCCTGGGAAGAAATCGAGCAGTCCACCAAGAAGTGACCCGTGCCGTGCCGGCATCACGGCCCGGCACGGGTTTTAACGTTTACAGCGACCATGGAACTGGAACTCAGCCTGCGGCTGAAACTGTTGGCCCAAGAGTTCGCCAAGGCCCTGGCGGGCGAGGTCGAGCGCACCAACGACGGGTTCAACTCGATGCGCGCCGGCGCCAGGGCCGCATCGGACGACATCGCAGCGGCATACCGCACGTTGGGCGTTCAGAGCACGGCCGAGGTGCAGGCCAACATCGAGGAGATCCAGGCGGCGTACAAGCGCCTGGCCACCAGCGGCGACGCCTCTGCCCAGGATCTCATCCGCGCGGCCCGAGCTGCTAACCAGGAGATCCAACGGCTTAACAGCAGCCTGTCGACCGATCGCGTCGGCGATGCGTGGCGTACGCTCGCCGTTCGCTCCTTCCAGGAAGTCCAGGTCGAGATTTCGCGCACCAGGTCGGCGTACTACACGCTGGCCGCAAGCGGCACTGCCTCCACGGAAGAACTGGCACGCGCGGCCCAGGCTGCCGAGCAGCGCATCGCCGCCCTGCAGCGCGAGATCGAAGGCACGCGGTTCGCTGACAGCTTCGTCACCTTGGGCATCCGTTCCTTCGCTGACCTGCGCGAAGAAATGTCGCGCGTGCGTGCTGCCTACCAGGAACTGGCGACCTCCGGCCGCCTGTCCGGCGACGAGCTGGCCCGCGCCGCGCAGGCTGCAGAAGCGCGCCTGGCCGCCCTCAACCGCGAGCTGAAAGGCGACAAGGCTGACGCCGGCCTGGAGGCGTACCGGACGCTGGGCATCCGCGCCTTTGCCGACGTGCGCGCCGAGATCGAGCGCACCCAGGGTGCGTATCGCACACTGGCGCAGAGCGGCCGCTTGTCGGCTGAAGAGCAGGCCCGCGCCCTTGCTGCAACCCGTGAGCGCGTCGCGCAGCTCAAGCGCGAGCTGGCCACCGCCGGCAACGAACAAGCGTACGAGGTGCTGGGCCTGCGATCGCTGCAGGCCGTGCGCGCCGAGCTGGCGCAGACCGAAGCCGCGTATAGACGCCTGGCGTCGACCGGCAATCTGTCCGGCGCCGAGCTGACGCGCGTGGCCACGGCCACGCGCCTACGGATGCGTGAGCTGAATGCGGAAATGGCCGCGACCGGCCCAGCGGCGCAGGCGGGCAACACGGCCATGTCTGGCTTTGTGCAGTCGCTGCTGGCCGCTGCTGCTGCGTATGTGGGATTCCAGACAACCGCAACGGCCGCGCGCATGGCCATCCAAGATGCACTGGCCGTCGACCGCATCACCACCGGCTTAACGGCCGTCACGGGCAGCAGTGAGAAAGCGCGGGCGGAGTTTGGCTTTGTCCGCAGCGAGGCCAACCGCCTGGGCTTGAACCTGGCCAGCGTCGCCCAGGAATACACCAAGCTGGCCGCCGCCACGCATGGCACCACGCTGGAAGGCGCCCAGACGCGCGAGATCTTCTCGTCCGTGGCCGAGGCGTCGCGCGTGCTCGGCCTGTCGGCCGAGGAAACGTCGGGCGCGCTGCTGGCCATCCAGCAGATGGTGAGTAAGGGCACCGTGGCGGCCGAAGAGCTGCGCGGCCAGCTCGGTGAACGTCTGCCTGGTGCCTTTCAGATCGCAGCGCGGGCCATGGGCACGACGACGCAGGGCCTCGGCCACATGCTGGAGCAAGGCGCCGTCGTGTCGGATGTGTTCCTGCCCAAGTTCGCAGCCGAGCTGCGCAAGACGTTCCAGGACGGCCTGCCTGGCGCGGTGAACTCGGCCAGGGCGGAATTCGAACGCCTGCAGAACACGGTGTTCGAGACGGCCGCCAACGTGGGGCGCTCTGGTCTCAACGACCGCCTGGCGGAAGCCGCCCGCCTGTTGTCCGAAAAGCTGGCCGACCCGCGCGTCCAGAAATTCCTACGTGATACTGGCGTGGCGTTGGGCGACCTGGCGGTGGCTGCTGCAAAGGCTTCCGGCGAACTGCTGAACATCGCTCGTATCGCCGGCGGCGGTCTGCTGCTCGGCAAGTTGGCGGGCGGCTTCGCCCAGGCCGGTGAGGCGGCCGCAGCGGCGGGTCGCCAGGTCAGCTTGCTGCAGGCGGGCGCCATGGCGCTGTCGCGGCTGAGCATCTACGTCACGGTGGGCCTGATCGGCATCGAGGCGGTCAAGGCAGGCGTCAAGCTGTTGTCCGAGTACGCCCTGGAGCACCGCAAGCTGTCGGATGCAGAGCGCGCCCGCATGGCCGAGCTGCGGGGCCAGCTGCCAACGCTGCAGGCGGCCATCGACGCCCAGCAGCGCTATGCCTCGGTGCAGCTCCGATCGGCGGAAGAGCTGGCCAAGCTCTCCCCGCAACAGCTTGCCACCTACCGCGAAGAGCTGAACGCCAAGAAGTCGCTGGAGCTGGCCCAGATGGGGCTGGCCCTGCGCACCGAAGAGCTGACCAAGCTCCAGCTGCAGCAGGAGAAAGGCGGCCGTAACAACGCCAGCATGGTCAAGCTGCTGTCCGAGCAGCACGCCGAAGCCGGCCGCCAGGCGCAGAAGTGGGCCACCGACCTGGGCAACACCAACGGGGCGCTGGCTGCTCTTAACGGTGCCACCCAGGGCACAGCAACGGCCGTTAAGGCCACGATCCTGCCGGCGGTCAACCTGCTGCTGGCTGCCTTCGATGCCCAGATCCAGCGCTCGCCCGAGGTGGCCACCGCGCTCGGCAAGGTGTTCGAGGGCATGGACACCAACAGCGTTAAGAGCGTCCAGTCTGTCGTGAGCGCGCTTGATGAGGTCCAGGCGCGCGGCAAGGCCACAGCGCAGCAGATTCGCACCGCCTTGGAAAAAGAGCTGGGCAATCTACAGCTCGATGGGCTGGTGCGGTTCCAAACGATCGCAGCCGCCGCGTTTGGCGGCGGTGCTGACGATGCGCGGCGCCTGGCCAACGTCCTGGACACCACGCTCAAGATGGCGCTGGACAAGATGGGCCTATCCCTGGAAGGCGCGCGCACCGGCCTGTCCAAGCAGTTCGCCGACATCCAGGTCGCGTTTGACGCCTTGGTCGGCAACGTGCGCGCGAAGGCCCCGGAGATCCGTGCGGCCATCGACAAGCTGATCGACTCGGCCAAGACGTCGCAGGAGCTGCAGGCGGCCCAGGCCCAGCTCGTGTCGTTGGGCGACAGCGGCAAGGCGTCGGCCGAGCTGATGACCTTCGCCTTCGCAAAGGTCGCCAACAGGCTGCGCGAGCTGTCGGCCGCCAGCGTCCAGGCGGCCCGTGATCAGACCGCTGTCGTTCAGGCGCAGGCCGAAGCGCAGCGCGCGGGCAACGACGTGACGCGCGCCAATGCCCAACTGCTGCGCGAAGGCACCGCCCTCGTCACCGCGCAAGCCAAGGCACAACGCGATGGCACGCTGGCGGCCCGCGAAGCTGCCGAAGCGCAGCGGGCGGTCGTCCAGGCGGCCCAGGCGGCCGTCGCTGCCGCCGAGGCAGAAGCGCGGGCACAGAAGGATGCTGCGCGGTCTGCAGAGGCGCAGGCCCGCGCCAAAGCCGCAGAGCGTGTCGCCCAGATCGAAGACACGAACCAGACGCGTCTGGCAGCGGAGAACGCAAAGACGGCAGCCGACCAGGCCGCACGCCTGGCCGAGGAAAGCCGCCAGGCTGCGATCGAGGCGAAGTCGGTCGCGGATGGCTGGAGTGCCGTGGCCGACCAGGCCAAGGCGGCTGCGGAGGACGTGGCCCAGACCGGCGAGGCGAGCGGCGAAGCGAGTCAAAAGGTGGTCGGCAGCGTCGGCGACGGTGTTGCGTCGATCATCAACGGCATCCGTGAGAGCGTGCAGGCGTTGGGCGAAGACGCCGAACAGCGGTTCTCGCAGATGACGGGCATGTTTAACCAGCCGACCGACGCAGCGGGCAAGCTCGCCAGGAGCTTGGCTGACGCCCGCAACGAGCTGGAGCAGCTGCAGCGCAGCCGGCCGGTGGGGGATGCCATTGGCCTCACGTCCGCGCTGAACAGCATGGCGCAGGCCGCTGCGCGCGTGAAGATCGAAACGCTGGAGAGCAAGGCCAACATCGAGAAGATGGCCGCCAGCGCGCTGTCTGGCGCCAACGCGGCCCAGCTGCTTGCACGCGGGTACGCCGGCGTCGGTGACGCCATCCGCCAGAGCACGCGCGACGCTGTCTCGCAGTCGGAGAGCCTGGCCAGCAATGCGCGCAGCATCCACGAAGAGCTGCTGCGCATGCAGGGCAAGGAGGAGGAAATCGAGCAGCGCCGCTACAAGCAGCGCCAGCTAGACCTTGACCTGGAATTCAAGATCGCCAATGCAAAGCTGGTGACAGCACAGGCCGAAGCCAAGACGCCGGAAGACCGGGCAGCGCTCGGCCAGGCGGCGCGGGATCTGCAAACCGGCTACCAAGGCGCACGCCGTGACCTGGAGGAAATCCACAAGCGCACGCTGGTCAGCATCCAGGAAGAGAAAGCGGCGCGGCAGCAAGCCGCCCAGGAAGAGGCACAGCGGCAGGAAGCACAACGGCAGCAGGCAATCGCCGACGAAGCCCGTACGCGCACGCAGCAGACCCAGGAAACCATCGCCCGGGCGGCTGACCAAGCGCACCAGGCCGCGTCTGCGGCCGGCCCCGCAGCTGCGCCGTCCGAGCCGCAGCGTCGCGTGCGCATCGAGCTGGTCGACAAGGGCGGCCGCACGCTGCAGGCCGACATCAACGCCAGCGATGAAAACGCCTGGATTCGCGCCCTGCAGCAGGCGCAGGAGCGCGCGTAATGAAGCTGACCAACCAGATCACCAAAGAAGTCATCGATCTGCATGACGACCTGCTGTGGAGCGATGAACACAGCTGGAGCAAGGCGGTATCCACCGTGACCTACGCAATCACCGGTGCGCTGATCGTCCAGTCGGCCACGCGGAAGGCCGGACGCGCAATCACTCTGGTGCCGCCGGACGAGCAAATGGCATGGCTGCCGCGATCGACCGTGGACACGCTGCACGCGTGGGCCGACGTCGCGGATCTCGCCCTGGTGCTGCAGATGGCTGACGGCCGCTCGTTCAACGTTCAGTTCCGACATACCGACGGCGCCCTGGAGGCGCGGCCGGTTAAAGGTTTCCCTTCTCCCCAGCCAGACGATCCGTTCCTGGCCACGATCCGATTCATGGAGATCTAAATGCCGATTCAAAACGGTGACATCAAACTGCTGCAGTCGGAAGTGCTGCTCGATACCGACAACGGCGGCGGCCGGATGACAGCCAATGAGGTTGTCGACGGCCTGTCCAACAACATGTTCCCGGACATCTCCGAGCTGGATCGCACCTACGGCCGCATTTCGTTGCGCAAGGCGTTTCCCGCCGTCATGACCAGTACGACCGACGCCTATTACGGCTGCAACCTGGCCATCACAAAAGAGCCGGACGATCCCAACGTCTCAATGACGATGTTCACCACGCGCAGTTGGTTCGACCATCGCATTGATGCGGCCAACGGCGTGCAGTCCTACCTGGCCAAGTCCGTGAAGTGGCCGGGCCAACTGTTGGGCACGCAACTGCAGGGCCAGCGCTCGGTGCAACTGCTGCTCAAGCCGGGCGACCAGGTGCCCAAGATCGGCCAGACGCTCGTCCTGGTGCAGAACGAGGGCTTGCCCAATGAATTCCTGCAGTACGTACGCGTCCAGGACGTCAAGACGCAGACCCGCCAGTTCACCTACAACCCTGGAAATGGGCAGGGCGTGAACTTCACTGGCGTGATGGCCACGCTCACGATCTCGTCGCAGCTGCTCTACACGTTTAACGGTCCCGACCCGTCGCCGTTTGACAACGGCGCGGCTGTGGCGATCTGCCGCGATACCGTTGTGGCCAACGCGGCGAACTACTACGGCGTCTCGGATTTGATTGAGGCGGTGAAGCCCGGCGACATCAACGTCACCGTTAAGTCGATTTATTCGCAACTGGTGCCCAGCGCCCAGCAGTCCATACCGCTGGCCAACCTGAACGCCGCCGGCAACTACAACCCGGCAGTGCAGTCCGGTCAGACGCGCCAAACCATCCCCGTCATTGTTACGGGTGCCTATCCACAGGTCATTTACGTGCCGACCGCGATCAAGCCGGGATCGCTCACGCTCGGCCCTTGCTCTGACGACGGGGCCGGCAATCTCATCATCGCGTCCAACAGCGTGGTGGTGGGCTCGGTGTCGTACACGACCAATACCGTCACGCTCAGTCAGTCGATGGGGCAGAACGGCCAGGTGAACCTGAGCTGGATGCCCGCAGGCGTGCCGGTGATGGTGGCGAACACGGCGACGATCGACATCAACCAGACCAACCGCCAGAACGTCTTTGTGCAGACGCTGCAGCCATTTCCGGCGCCGCGGCGTCTGCAGATCGCGTACATGGCACAGGGCAACTGGTACACGTTGACTGACCAGGGCGGCAGCGGCGGCTTTGGCGCGATCAAGGGCAGCGATCCGTCGATCGGCGCCGGCACGATCAACTACGCCACCGGCACCGTCACGCTGACGCTGGGCAGTCTGCCGGATGACGGCTCGTCGCTTCTGTTCGCCTGGTCGTCGCCGGTGCAGTACTTCAACCGGTCGGACACGACGCCGCCGGCCCCGTGGGTCAGCTTCTACATCACGCCGCCCGACAACACACAGCAGCTCGTGATGAGCACGGTGGCTGTGACGTGGCCGAAGCCTGGCGGCGGCAACTACAGCGCGACGGTGGTGCCGGACACGCAGGCGATCACCGGCGATGCCACGGGCTTTATCCGCTGGCTTAACGGGCAATACGAGATCCGACTGACGCCGACCGTACTGCCGGCCGGTGGGACCACGTTCACGCTCAACTACAACCTGGGTGCCAAGAAGACCCAGCATTTCACGGCACCGCTGCGCGATGGCAACGGCGACCTCAACCTGGTGCTGGCCGACAAGAACGTCGTGCCGAACTCGGTCAAGGTGACGTGGAACGTGCTCATCAACGACTACAGCACGATCTCCAATGTGCCGGCGCAGATGCAGTACATCCAGACCGATCCCTATGCGACCGCCCAGGCCGACAGCGCGGGCAAGCTGCGCCAATACAAGGCGGACGGCACCAGCACGCTGGTCGACCACAGCGCCGTGGACTACACCAACGGCCTGGTGAAGTTCAAACCGGACGTGATCGTGCAAGTACCGCAGCCGGTGTACCAGTCCAACGTGATTGGCTACATGCGCAATGCCAACGGCGGCTTGAGCGGCCCCGACTTCTTTAACCCGGTCTATCAGAACACGCTGGTCGGCATCAATTACTACCCGGTGGCCGCCACGTTCCCGAATGACACGAGCGGCTCTGTGGACGTGGAATACATGACGACCACGGGCAGCGCCCAGCAGCAACAGGTGACGGTGTCGGACTGGAAGTTCGATTTGACCTACCTGTACAACGAGCCGCTGGTGCCTGGCTCCGTCATGTTCACGTGGGGCGGCAAGACCTACTACGAGCTGAACGGCACGCTGTTCTGCGACTTCAACCCGCAGACCAACAGCGGTACCACTGCTGGCACGATCAACTACGCCACGGGCGAGGTTTCGATTAACACCTACACACCCGGCAGCGGCAACGGGGTGAGGTTGTTGTCGCTTCTTACGACGGTGGTCGGGCAGCCGGTGGACTTCCTGAGCTTCCGTGTGCCCCAGGCGCCGGTCGTGCCTGGCAGTCTGCAGTTGCTGTTCAGCCCCGTCACAGGCGGCACGGTGACAGCCACGTCCAACGCTGACGGCACCATCTCGGGCACCAACTGCTTCGGCTACATCAACTACCAGACCGGCGTGGTCAACATGCGCTTCGGCAAGATGGTGGTGGCCGCCGGTAACGAGAACGAAATCTGGTACAACGCGGCCGCCGTGACGCAGGACGGTCACATCTTCAAGCCGTACCCGATCTTCGCCAATACGGCAACGTACAACGCGGTCGCGTACTCCTACCTGCCGCTCGACAGCTCGATCCTGGGCCTGGACCCGGTCCGCCTGCCCGTCGACGGCCGCGTCCCGATCTTCCAGAAGGGCTATGTGGTGGTCGTGCATCACACGGAGCAAGTCACCTTCCCGAACGCCAACCCCGGCACGAAGGTGAACGCCACGCGCGTGCGCCTGGCCACCGGCCGCGTGATCGACAGCTCGGTCCCGTACAAGGTGGTCGACGCCAGCATGTACACGATGGACCTCAACGCCGGCACCTGCACGTTGACCAGCGCGGTCAACGCGAGCGGTTACGCGCTGCCCTTGGTGTTCGAGAACCGCATCGAGGACATGGCACTGACCTCTGACGTGCAGATCAACGGCCGTCTGGCATTGACCCGCCAACTGACACACGACTTCCCGGTGCCAGGCTCCAAGGTCTCGTCTGCGCTGATCGCCGGCGACCTGCAAGCGCAGGCGTTAAACATGTTTGCGCAGGCTACGTGGACCAACGCCTGGTCGAACAGCTTGATCGGTGGTGCGCCTACGGCGAACTACAACAACGCGCAGTACCCGATCCTCGTCAACAACAAAGGCGCGCTGCAGGAGCGCTGGGCGCTCATCTTCACGGACGCGCAGAACTTCCGCGTGGTCGGCGAACAGAGCGGTCAGGTGGCCACGGGCAACGTCAACCAGGACTGCGCGCCCAACAACCCCGCGACCAATCAGCCGTACTTCACGGTGCGCTCTGCCGGCTGGGGCGGCGGTTGGCAGGCGGGCAACGTGCTGCGCTTTAACACCAACGCAGCGAACTTCCCTGTGTGGTTCGCTCGCACGGTCCTGCAAGGGCCGGCGACCGTCCAGGACGACACCTTCCGCATCCAGATTCGCGGCGATATCGACGCATAAGGAACCACCATGTCCGTTAAGTTCTTCTTCACTACCGATGCCGGGGCGCCGGCGCCTGGCAACGCGGCTGGCTCGCTAATCGCCTTCTTGGATGCCTGCCTGGTTACCGGCTTCAATTCACAAACGGCCAGTTCCCTGACGCAGGCGGCTGGCGTCGCAACGATGGGCCTGAACAGCGGCCACGGCTTCAAGGTTGACCAAAAGGTACTGGTTGCCGGTGCCAATGAGGCCGGCTACAACGGCGAGCAGACGATCACGTCGGTGAGCAGCACGTCGATCAGCTTCGCCGTTCCTGCCGGCACGGCGGCGACCGCCACCGGGACGGTTAACGTCAAGATGGCGCCGCTCGGCTGGACAAAAGCCTTCAGCGCGACCAACAAAGCGGTGTACACCTCGGCCTCGCCGCAGAGCCTGGGCTTCTACCTGCGGGTTGACGACTCGGGCGCTGCAGCCCGCGTGCGCGGCTACGAAGGGATGACCGACGTGGACACCGGCGTGGGTCCGTTTCCGGTCGACGCGCAGATAAATGGCGGCGGCTACTGGAGCAAGCAATACGGTGGCTTCACGGCGCAATGGGCGCTGTTCGGAGACGAGCGGATGTTCTACATCCTGCTGCTGACACAGGGACTGGCTTCCGGTGGTCCACTTCTGGGCTTTGGGGACATCAATCCGCAGTCGTCGACGGATGCGTATGCCTGCATGCTGGCGTGCGTCTCGGTGGACTTTTCATACAACGGCGGAGCATTGGGGGGCGATCTGTCGCTGCCGCAAGCCCCGAACAGCAACGGCATCTTCTTCCCGCGCGGCTATACGCAAACCGGCTCGGCCAAGGGTGGATTCCTCGCCTCGTTTGGCATTACCACTGGCAGCGTCTTCAGCGGCACCGGAGGCACGAGTGGCAACTCGCTCGGCCTTGTGTTCCCCAATACGCCGGACAACGGGGTGTTCGTTAATGCCCCATATGTCGGCCACGACAGTGCGATTCGCGGCCAACTGCCGGGCCTGTATCACACGTGCCAGAACTGGCTGTCAGCGTACAACCACGCGGACAAGATCGCCGGTACCGACGCGCTGGTGGGCAAAAAGCTGATGGCGGTGCGCACGGGCGTGCCCAATCAGGCCACCAACGTTTTGGGCATGGTGGGTATCGACATCACGGGTCCGTGGCGTTAAGGAGCAGCCGGCATGTCCCTGACACCTCTAGGCGCTGTCGTTCTGCTGCTGCACTGTGATGACGGCGCTTCCAGCAGCACGTTGACTGATTCGACGCCGTACGGCCAGAACGCCAAGTGCTACGGCGCCTGCGCCACCAGCTCGGCGCAATCTCAGTTCGGTGGGCGATCGGTTAAGACCGGTAATGCCAACGGTAGCTACTTTGCCGTGGGCACGAATCAGTCGATGGACTTCGGCACTGCTGACTTCACCATTGAAGGGTTCCTGTACCCGCTTTCGCAAGGTGCGGACGGGGGCGGCATTCTTGGGCGCTGGAACGGCACAAGCAACGACTTCCTGCTGGCGCGCAGTGGCAACGGCTCAATGGAGGTGTATCTCAACGGTGGCCTGGTGATCACCACCGGTGCCGGCGACTTGGCTCTCAATAGCTGGAGCCACATCGCGCTGGTGCGCTCCTCCGGCACGGTGTGTGCGTACATCAACGGCGTGAACAAAGGGCAGGCGTCGTTTCCGGCCGCAATCAACTGCACTCACGGCGTGCCCTTGTTCTTCGGCCAAGCGAACCAGTCGGGCGGTGAGACTTGGCTCGAAGCGCACTATGACGAAATCCGGATCAGCAATGGCGTCGCGCAGTACGGGGGCGACTTCACGCCGCCGAGCGCGCCCTTTGGTGCTGCGCAGGTACCCGATACGCAGATCTCTCTGCTTATGCACTGCGACGCGGCGCCGTTCACGGACAGCTCCACGTACGGCCACAGCATTTCCGGTACTGCCATGCTTGGTGCGTCTGGCGCCAAGTTCGGCGCCGGCTGTGCCACGTTTGATGGTGCCTCGCAGCGCATCGACGTGACCGTCGGTGATGACTGCACGTTCGGGACGGGCGACTTTACCATCGAGTGCTGGGTGAACCTGGCCGCAGCGCCTTCCTCATACGCAACCCTCGTCGACTTTCGTCCCACAAGCACCAACGGCTTCTATCCGGCCTTCTTTGTTCAGAGCGATCTGTCGGTGATGTCGTTTCTGAACAATGCGAACGCGGTCGTCACCAGTAACAAGCTGTCGCTGAACACCTGGACTCATGTGGCTCTCGTGCGCGCCAGCGGGGTCACAAGCCTGTACGTGAACGGGACGTCAGGCGGCAGCTACGCGGACACCAACACGTATGCCCCCGTTACGCGGGTGCGCCTCGGTCTCTCAGGATGGTCTACTGGCAACGACATCCCGTTGCAAGGCAGTCTGGACGAGATCCGTATCAGCAAGGGCATTGCCCGGTACACCGGAAACTTTACGCCTCCGAACGCGCCATTCACCGGCATGACGGACGGCCAGGCGTCGGACCCGAACTTCAGCAGCGTGGCGCTCCTGTTGCATTTCGACGGGGCGAACGGCAGCACATCGTTCCCTGACAAAAGTGCCAATGGGCTCGCGGTCGTTGCGTCGGGCAGCGCGGCTCTGACGACAAGCCAAAGCAAGTTCGGCGGCGCCGCGCTCTCTTTGCCCGGCGCGAGCGCGGTGTACGGCCAAACCTATGAAGCGTCGTTGGCGGTGAATTCGCCGAACACCAGTTTTACGGTCGAATGCTGGGCCTATCTGAACGCCGTAAGCGGCGACCCTTACCTGGTCAGTGCGAACTCGGCCTCCAACTCGCCTCGCTGGGCGATGCAGGTCTACCAAGGGAAACTTGCTTTCTATTCGGGCGGCGGCGGCTCGCCGCCGGTGGGCAGCGCTGCGATCCCCACGGGTCAGTGGGTGCACCTGGCTGTGTGCTACGAAAGCACGACCGGCGTCTTGAAGACGTTTGTGGGCGGTGTGCAAGACTTGAGTGCCACTGGCGCGCTCAATACCGCCTCGGGCACGATGCGGGCCGAGATTGGCGCTGCGTACTTTAACAACAGCAACTTCGTGAACGGATACCTTGACGATATCCGGATCACGAAGGGCGTGGCGCGCTACTCGGCTAGCTTCACTCCGCCCGTCGTGGCGTTCCCTGATGCTCCTGGCAACGGAAGCGGCGACCCGTATATCGGCAACGTTTCCCTGCTGCTTCATTGCGATGGCGCAGATGGCTCCAAGGGCTTCTTGGATACATCCTCCTACGCGCACTTTGTATCTGCGGGTGGCAACTGCGTCATCTCCACAACCAACGCCAAATTCGGTGCGGGATGCGCGCTTTCACAAGGCGCATGGGCGGATCACCTGGAGATAGCGAACGGCGCAGAGTTCGACTTTGCGTCGGGAGACTTCACGGTCGAAGGGTGGGTGCTTGTGAGTGGGTTGGGTTTCAGCGGGGGAGCGCTGATCGGCCGATGGGGTATTGGCCCGAGTACGAACGCTGACTGGATCGTCTATATCAGCGGTTCCCGACAGCTAGGGTTCTTCTGCAACGGCGGCCAGGTCATCTCCGACAGCTCAAGCACGGCAATGCCCAACGACGGTAGTTACCACCACGTGGCGGTAACTCGACAAGGCAATGCTGTCCGGATGTTCCTAGATGGCGCGGTGATAGGGACGGCCGCGTTCACTGGCGCAATCCAGTATTCGCCTGGCCAGCCCATCCGCACCCATGTGTGGAACGACCAGACCAACAGTCGGCTGGATGGTCGGATTGACGAAATCCGGATCACCAAGGGCGTCGCACGCTACGTCGCAGCCTTCACGCCGCCGGCGGCTGCGTTCCCTGATGCGCCCACCGGTCCGGTGTTGCAGAAGGCCACCAAGATCGTCGGCCGGCTGCAGCGGACCAACAAGCAGATTCGCCCCCTTGCGCCATCGGGCACCAAGCGCCTGTTCCGCGTGCATCGAGTGACGGATTACTTCAACGGTGGCACCGGAACGATCAGCGGCAAGGTAACGGTGAACGACAACCCGGATAGTCGCAAGGTTCGGCTCTTCGATCTGCGCTCGGGCCAGCTCCTGCGCACGACGTGGAGCGCAGCCGATGGCACCTATAAGTTCACGGGCATCGACCCCGGACTGGTCTACTTCGTTGTGGGTCACGACTACACGAAGACCTATAACGCGGTGGTGCAAGACATGGTGAAGCCGGTATGACGCTCAACTTTTCCCAGACCGTCTTGATCGACCGTCTCCAGGCGCTGACCCGCGCGCTCGATGCTGACACAGCACCTGCCCGGATCAACCTCTACAGCGGCCCACGTCCTGCACCAGGTGCAACTGTCACGAGCCAAACGCTCCTGGCGTCAATCCCGTTCCAGAAGCCCAGCTCGGGCGGCGTTGTGAACAACGTGCTGACGTTGAACTACGTGGCCGGCCCGGTGTTGGCAGTGGGTACTGGCGTCGCCGTCTGGGCGCGCTTCGTCTCCGGCAACGGCGCATACGTTGCCGACATGGACGTATCTTTGATTTTGATGCCGGACGGGACGGCCGGCACTGGCGAGATCCGGCTTGACGACACGCAGGTCTACGCAGGCGGCTCGGTCACCATCAAAGACGTCGCTTCGCTGACGGAGCTGTGACTCGATGCCCGGCTATACACCGTCCACCGATCTGGATTTTCACGGCGCGTACACACCGCCGGCGGGAAACGCGGTCGACCTGGCCATGCCGGCATCGGACGGTCCGGTCGGTGCGCGCGGGTCTGTGCACCTGGTGTATGCCAAGCCTCGGCTGGCAATTGCGGCAACCGTCGCCAAGCCTCCCAACCGCGACGCACACGTGGTGCTAATCAAGTCGGCGCCGACGTTGCACATAGCGGCGCACTATGACCTGCTGGTGACGCGCCCATTCGGTCCTGAGCCACGCGTCCGTGACCAGGCCGCTGTTCGCACGCGCTATGAGACGCTGGGCGACTACCAGGTCGGCACCCCTGCAGCTGCCGTCGCGGCTGCAGAGTGGCAATCCGCTCGACGTCTTGCTGACGCTGCGCTGAACAGCAACTGGCAAGACTCCGCACGGCTGAAGGTTTCTGATCGCCTTACGCACCAAGTCGCCAGGCCGCTGCCAGGCAATGCGATCAGCGGTGCGTTCGTCGACCTGCGGCCGCTCAAGCCGCTATCGCGTGTCCGTTGGCAGCGGGTGCAGCAGAGCAACACGCTGGGGACGGCCTCGCGATACCAGCAAGGTACCCCTGTCAAGCGCACGACGGCGGCGTCGTGGCAGATAGGCAAGCCGCTCGACGGGTTCCCGATGGTTATGCCATCGAAGCGAGGCAAGCCGTTCTATACGGGCCCAGACCGTGTGCGCTGGCAGGAGGCACGCCGTCCAGCGAACGGCAAGGAAGACGACACCAAGCCCCCCGTTACACCGCCGTATCAAGGCACTGGTGCGCTCAACTTCATCTGCCCGTGGCTCGACTACGCCGGCGACGACGTGCTCCTGAAGTTCGGGAAATATCCCTGCAAACCGACACAACCCGGCACGCCCATCGTCGTGCCCGTTAAGAGGGTCTATATCGTGATCAATGACGTGCTGCTGCGGCGGGTTGACGGCAACGTGGAGCTGCCAACCTCGGCCCTGTCCCTCAACATTGAGGCGGACAGTTGGACGTGGGGCTTTAACGCCACGATTGACCGAAGCGCCGAGGATGCCGTGGCGCCTTCGTCGGACGGCACTCCCGTCGAGCTGGAGGCAGTCATCAACGGCACAGCCTATCGTTTGCTGGCAGATAAGCGCCTGCGCGACCGCGAGTTCGGCAAAGCCGTCCTGCGTATCAGCGGCCGAGGCAAGTCGGGCATTCTGGACGAGCCCGATGCGCCGATCCTGAGCTTTACCAACACCCAGGCCCGTACGGCGCAGCAGCTCATGAATGACGCGCTGACGATCAATGGCGCAAGCATTGGTTGGACCGTCGACTGGCAGCTCACGGACTGGCTGGTGCCGGCAGGCGTTTGGGTTCATCAAGGCACCTACAAGAGCGCCCTGCGGGCGATCGCCGAGGCGGCCGGCGGGTATGTGCAGCCGCACCCCTCGCTGGCGAAGCTGAGCGTATTGCCGCGCTATCCAGTGGCCCCGTGGAACTGGGCGACGGTGACGCCGGACTTCGTGCTGCCTTCAGACGTCACCAGCCGCGAAGGGGTCGAAGACATTCGGCGGCCGCGCTACAACCGTGTGTTCGTCTCCGGCCAGGCGCAAGGCGTTCTTGGCCAGGTGACCCGCACCGGCACGGACGGCAGCATTTTGGCGCCGATGGTCACGGACGCGCTCATCACGCACGCTGACGCCGCTCGGCAGCGAGGGCTGGCCATCTTGGGCGATACGGGCAACCAAGCCCGCCTGTCCCTGCGCCTGCCTGTCCTGCAGGAGACCGGGATCATCCTGCCCGGCAAGTTCGTCCAGTACGTCGACGAGGGCGTGACCCGCATCGGCCTTGTGCGCGGCACGGCCGTTGATACCAGCATGCCTGAAGCCTGGCAGACCATCGGAGTGGAAACCCATGTTGCTTAACCCCTATCGGCTTTTGCTCGGGCTGCTGCCCGATCCAGCGCTGCAGGTCGGCACTGTCGTGACGATCAGCAATGGCGTGGCCACCCTCCAGATGCCTGGCGGCGGCATTGCGCAGGCGCGTGGCGATGCTGCGCCTACTGATCGGGTGTTCTTCAGGGATGGCCGCATCGAAGGTAAAGCACCGACGCTGCCAGTCGAGGTAATCGAGGTTTGAGTGAAGAGGGCGACGGCCAGGTGCGCTAACACCCGGCCGCCATCCTGACCCACAGAAGCGAGCTGTGAGCCAAGACCAAGGCCCCCTGCCATGTCGACATAGCGGGCGGAGCCTAACAGTTTTTAACCATGTTAAACAGGCTTGCACATGTATCAAAATGCTGTTCCGGTAGTGCCTTGGATTGGTGGAAAGCGGCGCCTGGCTGACAAGCTGCTGCCGCTGTTCCCCGCGCACGACTGCTACGTGGAGGTGTTCTGCGGTGGCGCGGCGCTGTACTTCCTGCGCCAGGTGCCGGCGCCGGTCGAGGTGTTAAACGACATCAACGGCGACCTGGTTAACCTGTATCGCGTCGTCCAGCACCACCTGGAAGAGTTCGTCCGGCAGTTCAAATGGGCGCTGTCGTCGCGCCAGGTGTTCAAGTGGCTGCAGATAACCAACCCCGAGACGCTGACCGACATTCAGCGAGCTGCGCGGTTCTTCTACCTGCAGCACCACGCCTTTGGCGGCAAGGTCGATGGCCAGTCGTACGGCACCGCCACGACGGCGCCGATGGTCAACCTCCTGCGCATCGAGGAGAACCTGTCTGCCGCTCATCTGCGCCTGGCCGCGACCAACATCGAAAACCTGTCGTGGAATGAGTGCGTGCGCCGCTATGACCGCCCGCATACGTTCTTCTACATGGACCCGCCTTACTGGCAAACCGAGGGTTACGGCGTGCCCTTTGGCTTCGAGAACTACGAGGAAATGGCCGAGCTGATGCGCACGTGCAAGGGGCGGGTGATGGTGTCCATCAACGACCACCCGGACATCCGGCGCGTGTTTGACGGTCACCACATAGCGGAGCTGGACATCAAGTACAGCCTGGGCCAGGCCCACGGGAAGCCGCAGACCAGCGGCGAGCTGGTGATCACAAATTGGAAGCCGAGCGACGGTCAGCTGTTCTGAAGTTCGACGGGGCGGGCCGGCCGAGGCCGGCCCGCTTTTGTCAGGTAACGATAGCGAGGATCAACATGGCGAGTGCACGAATGCACGCGGCAACATCAATCTTCACATCCACCTTTACGTCGACTCTTTCCATGATTTGCGTAGGAAAAAGCCTGTCGCGACAGGCGTTAAGCCTGCATTTTCTATACCGCGCTTGCTTGCGGTTGCATTGGGCTAACTAGTATTGCCCTCCGCGCCGGTTCCTGGCTTGTCCTGGCAGTCGTGCCGATGGGGCCAGAATCCAGTTGGCTCACCAATCGGAGGGGTAGTCTTCCCTGGTGGCCTCAGCCACTGGAAGGCGCCCCTTGGAAAGGCTCACCTTGAGCGGCGTGCGAGGCCGCAACCGAGGTTCGCGGCCTCGGCAAAGCAAGCATACGGAACGCACTTTTTTTGTCAAACGCGAAGTTGTTGATGTCGACGCTCAGCGACGCGTGCCGGCACGTTTCGGTCGCTTGCGGTCGAGGCGGGCCTCGTGAAACCGATGCATGGAGGGCAGATTCTCGTGCACGTACCGCTCGGCCTTGAGCACCTCGTGCAGCTCATTCAGGGCGTACTGGAAGTTCTGTGGCAGGTCGTGCCTGGTCATGTCGACGGCCTTTGCCGTCTTGATGACGATGTGCAGGCAATAGATTTCCCACACGAGGCGTTTAACCGTGCGGGTCGGTTCGGCGTCATATAACGCCCGCAGGTCAGCTTGGGAAAGTGCCGGATAGTGCGCACGCTCGGGGTTTTTCATGATCACGATACTGGATGTATATACAGTATCCGGTGGGTGACTTCCCGG